CCGGTATGGTGAGAAGTCGCCTTGCACTCTGTTTGGCTCACAGTTGCTTTCTGCTTGCCAGTTTCCGATAACGCCGATTGCACCGGCTTCAGAAAGGCCGTATCCTCTCAGAAGATTGTAAATTGTCTGATGATAACTCATATCATTCCCTCTATGAATTCTTCCAACTCTTCGCGTGTAATCATGGCTCGTCTCCTCCTGAAGCTCCCATGAAAAAGATGATGACTGCCGATACGACGGCAATGTAAATCATGATCCGTACAAGTAGCATATCGGCATCCATCCTGTAAGGTTTTGAAAGGTTCTTGAAAAGTCAGACTGCCGGGAGGACTCGAACCTCCGACCCTATGGCTCTGGCCTACTGAGCTACGGCAGTCTGTTTTCCGATCTCGTGGCTATCTCGTGAAAATCATGGTGAAATCACGAGATAGTCGTTAGTGATTTAAATAAATAGGCCATTAAGCGACAAACTTATTCGCCCTCGGTAACCTCTTCGGGAGCCGGTTCGGGTTGCGCCTCGTGGTGAATGTACTCCTTGTAGCCCTCCACAGCGTCAAGCTGTTCGTCTGCGATCATGACGTATGCGGAGAGGACATCGGGAGCGTTCCAGAGCGTCTGGCAGAGGCCGTGGAAGTTGGTCTTCGCGTCTGCGACAGAGGTAAATCCCTCTGCATGGATGGAGTAAGACCCGTTGATAACTTTGACGATTGCGTATTTCATGATTTATTCTCCTTTACATTATTTTTTTTCGACTATATCATACCAAAAGTTGAATTGTGTACCAGCTCCGTTTGTTGAAATCCCTAAACAAAAATGAGTTGCTCCGGAAGGTATATCAATCTGTTGTTCGGCGTATTTATTATAATTTGCAAAATACGGTCCTTCAAAAACTTGATTGCCAATATAAGTAAGTGTGTCGTTTTCAACACTGTAAAATTGAGCAAACAAAAATGAAGTAGAAGAGCCAGTATAAATGCCTTTAAGCCTATAGCGAAGATATACCGAATAATTTGAAAAACTGAAATTATTTTTATCTATCAATTGATTAAGTGTAGGTGTTGAGGAGGTGTAACTATAATTAGCGATATAATAAGTAGTGCCTGTAAAGTATAGACTGCGATTTTGAGAAGATGTAGAAACAAATTCTTGTTTAATGTGGTTTCCGTTTTTAATAAGTCTTCTGCCGTTTATTTTAATATCAAAATCCGGGCAACTTGCTTCTTCTGTCATTCTCTGAAAAACAGAAATATATTTATTTTGTGTTGCAACTACGTCACTTATTTGAGTATGTAGATTGTCAAGCTCATTTTCAACCGTAACCGCAGTGATATTTGTCCCAGGTGTCAGTGTCCCACCTGCGGCAATAGCAGATGCGACCTTGTAGAGCTGATTGTTGTACACCAACAGCTCACCAACGGCATAGGCTTTGCTTGCTGTCGATGTGGTTTCAACCGTGGCAAGAGAACCGCTTAATGTGCTGATCGCACTTGCGTTTTCAGCGTCCCCCGCATCAATAGCCGCTGTGGTGTCTGCGGGATAAACCAGCTCCGTGATGTCTCCGGTGTCGCACCAGACGTTGTTTGTGCCGAGGAAGGTCTTGAGCTGACCGACGTTGGAGAAGTGGTAGGTGGTTGGGTTAATAGTCGGAATTACAAACTGGCATAAAATACCCATATCTTTAAGCTGACTTTGCGTATAACCTATTCCATAGAAAAATAAGGTGTCTGGTCCATAATTTTGTGTTGTGTTAGCTCTCACGGCGCTAAACACGTTACACTTTGCATTTGTAATTGCGCCGTTAAATCCAATTCCGACAACTTGCGCTATACCAGAATTCTTCCATCCCGGGTAATCTTCTAAATTGTTCATCGTTGACGTGTTCTTTTCCATGTATGTATACTTACTCACCAAATCCGCGCTTCCATCCTCATTGAGCGTTACCGTGCCGCCGTAGACTGTCATGGGATCGCCGGTCGAGGGGTAGGTGATGGGAATGGTTGTGAGATGCCCGTTCTCATAAGTCGTTGCAGCATTTCCATATTCACATTGCAGGACAGAAAACGGAGCGGTTACGTTTTTCATTTTTATCATGGATATCCTGATATACGCTATTCCTTCAGGAATCTCGAATGTTTCGCTGAATGAACCAACGCTGTGAGCTGTACCCAGTAATCTGGCTGAAAAACCTTGGTCGTGTTCATACAACCCAATCACAACTGTTGACCCGGTATTATTCAGACATGACCCACTTAATGTAACCGTTCCGGGCTTTATTGGAATCAAAGAACAAGTATCGAAGAAATCATTATCATTTATTGATCCATCCGCCGCGATTAGCTTGTTCGGTGTTATGGCAATCTGGCTATAATCTATGATGTTTTTCCCGGATATGTTTATCTCACACCCTGTCCATCCGCTGATCGGCAGAGGGTTCTCAGGACTTGGAGTCCCAGCCGCTTGCTGTGGGTCAATCGTTGCGACAATCTTCCGAATCGGCATCGAATCAGCCCCATCGTCAAAGCTGGCGATTGCACCCGAAGCTGTCTCCAAGATCACAGGAGCTTTGGTGTCATCAACATCACTTATTTGGCGACTTAAATCATCCACCTCGGTCTGGTCAGCCTTGCTGTCAATCGTGCTTTCCCAGGTTGCGAACTCGGCGGCTCGGTCTGCCTCAGCCTGCACTCTGGCAGACTCAGCACTCACCCTGCTCTGCTCATTGGAGGCTCTCGTACTCTCTGCCGTCGCTCTTGCGGACTCAGCAGAAACTCTGGAAGTCTCGGCAGTTGCTCGGGACGACTCAGCGCTGGCTCTCGCGGTCTCAGCTGAAACTCGGTTGGTTTCGGCGGTCACGCGCCCGGATTCAGCATCGACTCTATCCTGTTCGGCTGTCACCCTCGCCGTCTCATTGCTGGCTCTGGTGGACTCGTTCGCCTGCCTAGTCTGTTCGGCAGATGCTCTGCTGCTTTCAGCGGAAGTCCTGCTTGTTTCATTTGCCTGGCGGAATTCTTCGGCCTGCGCTCTGCGCGTTTCTGCCTGAACCCTCAAACTCTCTGCGCTCTGCCGTGCTGATTCTGTGTTCTGACGCTGGGTCTCGTTTTCAGCTCGCTGAACTTCTGCCTGTGCCCGGAGTGTTTCGGCGTTGGCTCGGGCGGTCTCCGCGTCCGCTCTCAGCTGTTCTGCCGCAACACGAAGTTCCTCATTCTCTTCGCATTCGTCTGCAATCGCCGCAGCTTCGTTGGCAATCCCGAGGATTTGCGCCCACATATCCGGCGTCGGCTGTGGCGGGGTGATGATCTCCGTCGTGACTGCGCCCTCTCTCAGCACGCCGAGGCTGGCCCAGACCGTCGGGATAATCACCGTCCCCACGCCGTCGGAACCGTACACGCCCACAAACAGAGGTTCGTCAATATATTCTTCTGCGCAGCTCTGGGCGGGGATCGTCACAAGGTTCGAGTTCGGCAGCGCGACCGGAATCTTGTTCATGTCTTCACCGTTCCGGAAGATGGCGAACCGGCTGAGTCCGTCCCAGTCTTCCGAGAACGTGAACTGCACAAGGATACCCGCAGAGCTGGTTGTAATCGACTCTTTGCTCCCGACGACCGCACGCCGGGTATTTACAGTTACTTCAAACATTTGTTTCCTCCTCATAGGGGAAAAGCCCCCGGTCTCCCGAGGGCTTTATTGTGTGTCAATATGGGATCAGGTCGTGCTCTTCGCCACAAGAATGCCGTTGGCCTTCTTGCCGATGACGAAGCAGTCATGCAGGAATCTGCCCTGAACGACGTGGCCGTCGATGTCCGGGTGGTCCTGGATGATGCGCATGGTCTCGATCTTCTTCGGAGCCACGCAGCAGTTCTTCGTGACAATCATGTACACGACGCCGGTCGGCATGTAGCTGTCGGGAACCTTCACGATGTGCATACCGTCAAGCGTACCGAGTTCGCCCTTCTTGATGATGCGTTCGGCTTCGCTCTGAACGGTCGCGCCCGCACCGAGGATCTGGTCGGCCAGCTTGACTTTGACAACTTCGGACTCCTTGATGAAGAGCACGCGGTTCTCCGGAGCCAGGAGGTTGTTCAGTTCAGAGTTGTGGGTGAAGATGGTCTCAAGGGCATTCGCCTTGGTGAGGGAAACACCGGTCTTGATCGTGCCGCCGCCCGTAGTGCCGAAGCCGGTCACACCGTGGCCGGTCGCAATCGCGTTCAGACGGTACCTGTCAACATAAGGAATGATGACGTTCCTGGTCTGGCGGGCGAGGACCTTGTTCGCGGCCTTAATCATCAGTTCGGAAGTGTTGTTCCGTTTGTCGATCGCGCCGTTGAAGCTCTTGTCATCGTTGACCGTCAGTTCCTGGATGGTGTCGCCCAGCTCGGTCAGGTTACCGAAACGGGAACCGGTCGTGGCGTCCCAGTCGTAATCCTGAAGGGGCAGGTCATCGACGGAGTAGATCCGCACGGTCGCAACGCCGGTCCAGTCATAGTCCTGAGAGAAAATGCCCTCAGTGAGAGATGCTTTGTAAAAAGCCTCAGCTACTTTCGGTGAGGCTTTGGTTGCAAAATTGAAAGTCGGCATAATTATTCACTCCATTTTTAGTCACGGAGTCGGCCCTGGCTTCCAGATCCGGTGGTCGGCAGAAGGCTGATGCCTGTCCGCTCTGCCTGCCGGGAAACGTTTTGCGTTCCGGCCCGCTTTAAGCGTTCCAGCCTTCGTCCCATCCGTCGTCCATCGGATCCCTGGACGCGCCCGCGCCCGCCGATTTCGATGAACCCATGGACCGCTCCTTGTTTTTCTTGTGCTGCTTCGCCTGTTCGAGTTCTTTCTTCAGGCGCTCGTTTTCCTCTTTGAGCTTGCCGGAGTTGTACTTGATGTACGCCGCCGTGAGGTCGCCCATGGCCTCGGCATCGTCCCAGACTTCTTTCGGAATCTGTTCTGACTTGACGCCCGGATAGGCCTTCATGAACCGGTCAACGGAAGCACGGCGTCTCGCCTGCTGCTCTTCTTCGTTGGCCCTCTGCTGCTTCGCCTCTTCCGGCTCCATCGCTTTCAGCCTGGCCTGCACTGCCTGAGCCGCTGCGGCGGATGCGGCAAGTTCTTTTCCTTCCGCCTTCGCCCTCGCCATCAGGCTGCGCGTCCTCGTCTCGTCGATCAGGGACTCAATGTCCCCGCCGCGGGCCTCCGCAAGTTCTTTCAGAAAACCTTCATACATCCGAAGCTTGGGAACATCGTCTTTTACCGCGTCCCACTTCTCCCGGATGCGCTGATAGTCCATGCCCTGCTGGGCAAGCTTGATTACTTCGTCACGCTTGACGGTTCTGGTCTCGCCGAGGTACTTGAGTTCGTAAGAATCGCTCTGGTCGGAGCCGCCTTCCTTTCCCTCTGCCTCGCCTTCACTCTCGCCGCCAGTTTCCCCTTCGGTTCCGTCTCCGTCCCCGGCAGGGCCTTCACCTTCAGGTCCGTCCGCTTCCTGCTGGTCTGCATCTGCTTCCTCGCCCTCGCTTTCCTCTTCCGTTTCCAGGCTGCCGTCGGAATCGTCTTCAGGCCCCCGCCCGTCGGCAGGAAATCCCTCGTTCCATCCTTCGTCCCAGCCTTCGTCAAAAGCGCCCGACGTCTCAAGCTCTTCTGCGGATTCGGTCAGTACGGTGTTTTCGTTACCCATTTGTCGCTCTCTTTCTCCGCTATGGTCGGCGGTTCAGATCAGTTTCTATATCTCCACAGCGCCGGTCAGCGCTTGCAGGCATAATAAAAACGGGCCAGACCACAGTTATTTCAACTGTAGTCTGACCCGTAATGGCCGTCATAGTTACCGTGATGTAACTACCACTTCATATTTCTTTTTGCTCGACACCTCAAAGATTACCAGCTTCCCGCCGATAATCCGCATCTCCACTGCCTTCCCGGCAGTAAGTGTGTCCTCGATTTGTTTTATGGCGATTGGTGAAAGACGAATCTCTGTTCGCATTTATTCCACCTGTTTCTGTATATTGCGCCGCCTTGGTGGCCTACCTTCCTGCCCTGGGCCACTCTACGAGATGCTTTCGCATTTCGGCTCATAAAGCCTCATCAGTCGTATTTTTAATGGCAGGCTTGACCCCGCAACTGCACAGCGCTGGCGGGCCTAAGCTGGTTGCACCGGAGGGATTTGAACCCCCGACCTTCAGGGTATGAACCTGACGAGCTGCCGGACTGCTCTACGGTGCGATATAGGATATGTGATAAAGGGGACGCCGATCTTCCCGGCCCTGCTTCTTCTCAGCCCACAACCGCCCCGCCTGCTAATCGGAACGGCCAGCAGTCTTGTGGCCTATCGTAGAAAGGAGGTGATGAAAAACACTCAGCCATGCTGCCTTGCGCTTCATGCTGTATCCCATCAGAAACCGCAGCCCATCACAACCGCAGTCTCTATGCTGAAAGCGGTAATTGCCTCCTGACTCTCAGATCAGACGCCCTCACCGCTTCCCCTTAACCTTACAGCTCGCCCATAACTTTATGGGTCATTCTATTCATTACCACATTATTTTTTACTTGTCAACTATGCAACCGCCCAAAACCCGCCATTCATACACCATCCCGTGCGTATCATATCCCACCCCAAGAAGCTCCCAAAGCCTGTCTCCGGAATCCATTTTTGAAATTTTTGAAACCATTCTTCAAAAGACCCATCCCCCATTTTTCCTGCACCCTCAATCCACTTCAGCTTATAAGAAATTTGTCGCTATATCTGCCGGAAACTTTTGAGGCGTTTTGAGTCTCTGAAAAGCCTAATATATATATACGTTAGACCCACCCCCTATTTTTTTGGTGGGGGCGGTGGCGCTCCGGCCGAACTCAAAATACGCCCGGGCCGCCTGGGGGGAGCGAAAAAATCTTTCTTTTGCCTCGGCCTCTTCTCTTTTCTTCATTTCAATCCGGGGCGCGGCGTGGTGCTGGCCGTGGCTGCAGCAGGCGCCGCAACATGCAATCAATAGAACGAATCACGATGCACAGCGTCATTGCATCTATTGATTATTTCAATCGGATTTTGGTTCGCATAATAACTGTTATCGGAACCAGTATAAAAACTATACCAAGTATACCAGGCTCCCGCCCTGCTGCCGGGGCTGCCATGCTGTATTTCTTGGTATATTTTTTATACTTACTACACAATCTGTATCAAGTACAGATAACTGACCTCTATCTCTTAGTCTTATATAACTCCTCGTGACATCATCTGTATAGCTGATTAAGAAATTATAATATTGTTATAACATAGAAAGTAATATATGAATAGAAATAGAAATCATAAAAAGGAAGTAATAACTGATGAGGAATAAATGATTAACTGCTGCAATAAAACAATAATCCCTGCATCAATGCAAATGTAATAGCAGGAATATGAAATAAATTGATTTCTTAACAACTGATAACAGCTGATAACAGCTGATAACAGCTGCAGCGGGCAGGGTGCCGGCGGGATCTCTTCGGGATTCTGGCGCCGATCTACTGCAGGATATTTCAATATTATTATTTGCCGCTGCCGAAGCTGGCCAGGCCTGCCGGATCTCATCGGAACATCTTCGGAACATCTTCGGAGCGCTGCCGATCTACAAATATATTATGTGCTGATCCCCTGCCGATCGAAAAAATCTTTTCCTCAAAACTATCAGTAATTACAGGCCCTTTGAGCTCATCAAAAAAATTTTTTTGAAAAAATTGAAAAAAACTGTTGACAGGTGTTACCTACGGTGGTATATTGGAACCATCGAAGGTAACACCGACGACACCGCACAAAAAATAAATCGAAAAGGAGAAGGCACAATGAATTACACCATCACCAATAACAACCAGTTCGGGAGCGTTGAAATCTCTTTCAACGAGAAGCCCAGCGAGGAGATCCGCGCAGCTCTGAAGGCTCAGAAATTCAGATGGCACAGCGTGAAAAAGGTATGGTACGGCTACGCCGACGCCGAAACCCTCACCGCCATCCTCGGAGGCGAAGCCACGGCCCAGGAGCCGAAGGGCAAGCGCCCGGCAGTCAAGGCCGCAGCCAAGACCACGGCGCAGGATCACGTCCGCATCTACTGGAACGGGATCAAGATTGACGGCGGGAAGCTGATCCGCTGCGGCTACAGCTTCAACGACAGCGACGACAAGGCGCCGCATGTGAGCATCTACGCCAGGGACTACAACAGGCTGCCCCGCGACCTCTTCACCGTAGAGAATGACAGCGACTCCTATTCAGACTATTTTGAAGAGGATCACGCCCACCTCGGCCCAGATCATCCTTTGTATAAGTATTTCCGCTATGCTGCGGAAAAGGCACAAGCCCGGATGGATCGCCCGTACTGCGAAAAGCTCCGCGAAACCCTCAGCAGTGGCCGCCCGGAACCGTGGCCGGGACACTATGACGCACTTCGGGGAGACCTCGCCAGGCGGGAAGAGTTCCTCGCCCAGTTCGAGAAAGAAGAGGACCCCGGGCAGCCGACAGCCGAAGACCTGGCAGAGATCGACCGCCAGAAGCAGGAAGCCGAGAACGCCCGCAAAGCTGCGGAGCATGAAAAGGAACTCAGACAGCGCGAGAATTACTTGTGCCAGCGCACGAACGGCCGGCACCTCATCCAGACCGAAGCCGAAGCCCACCCGATCCAAGACGGACAGCCGGTTGTCCTAATCAACTGGAGCGAGCACCCCGCTTTTTATGATTTCGCAGACGACGAGCTGAGGCTTTCCATCCGGGCAGCAGAAAAGATCCTCGGAACGCTCGACAGAGAGCAGAACGAGACGAGGGAAACCGAATACGGCCGCGGCTGGTATTACAAGACAAAGTTCACCATCACCGGCACGGACGAAAACGGCGAGGAGTTCAGCTACACAGGCCGCTATGACCTCGGAGACAATGACGGCGGATTAATCCAGCATATCAGATCCTTCGGCGAGTATTATCTAACTCATGACAATTTCGGCCATGTCAAAGCGCAGGCAGACGAGACAAACGAAACCGTTCAGTTTGCCGACTATCTCGCAAAGTTCGTAGCCTGACAGACACAGACGAGAAGGCCGGGGCGCAAAACCCCGGCCACCAGACAGAAAGGAGATAGAACCATGACCACGAAAGAACAAGAAAGAAATGCCCTCGACCAGATCCGCGAAATTGTTGCCGCGCTTGGCTCAGACAGCTATCTTGCCATAGCATTTGAGGGTTGCTTTGAAATCGCCGAGGAGAACATACAAAACGACTTCGGATGCAGCATGAAACAGCGGGCAGAATCCGCAGAGAAGAAAGCCGAAGACCTGGCGGATCAGCTAAGACAGACCGCGGACCTTCTGGCAGTTCGGACAGAAATGCTAAACAGAGCAGGCAAGGACGCCGAAGCCAAGATCCTGCAGGTCAGCCAGGACGCCGAGGAGCAGATCCAGCAGCTCAAGCAGAAGACTCTTTCAGACGACGATCTTTCAGACTGCTTGATGCTGGCCGAGAACGCGCAGACCGAAGCAAAGGAAGCAGCAGCCGTAGCAGCCGCGGAAATCGTCAAACTCGCAGACGATCCCGACAGCGAAGACTTCCAGTCAGCCGTGAAAACGAACCGCGGCAAAACGAGGCAGGCAGAATATTGGGGAGCGCTCTGCCGCCGACTTGCAGACAGATTGCCCGAAGATTAATCAGACAGGCTGACCTATCAGGCCATACGGAGAGAGAGGATGCAGAAGAATGAAAGCAAAGCTCATGCGGTTCCTGGACCTTTTCGCCGCCGGCATGATAGCCGGATTTCAGACGCAGTTTTCACTTGACGGTCACACCGACAGATTGATATAATGGGAGGTACATTATCGTGAAAGAAGGTTTTCAGATGGCTGCAGAGGATATCCAGAAGCGCAACGCCAGACAGCAGGTTTGGGACAAAGAAAACACCGTTCACGTCTCAGTCAAGCTGCAGAAGACAACAGATGCAGATATTATTGAGTTCCTCGACGGGAAATCCCGCCAGACAGTGATAAAAGAGGCGCTCAGACGGATGATGCAGGAAGAAAACGACCACGAAAACGGCCACGATACCGAAAGAGCCCAGTAATTACAGCACCTTTGGCGTTTTCAAGATGGGTTCGAGTCCCACCACCGGCACCAAAATAACCAAGTCCCCGATTCGTCAAGAATCAGGGACTTTTCTTTATTTTACTGGCCTTTTCCGGCATTTCCAGACCAGTCAGCAATGACGCCACGCCGTCAAAAATGAAGTCAAAAAACCATTTCTGACCACGAAAACGGCCACGAAAATGACCACGAATTGCCGCCCATTGAGGCGGCTTTTTTTATTTCCCGAAAAAGCTTGTGACTTTGGCCTGGGCCTCAGACTGCCCCGCAGCAGTCAGACGGATATAAATTCGATGAAGCGTTGCCCGATCCTTCCAGCCGCCCCATTCCTGAATCTGTCTTTCTGGTATTTCTAAGTAATAACACAGACTTGCGAATGAGTGCCGGAGGCCATGACAGGTTACTTCGGTCACTCCTGCCCTTTTGCAGGCCCGTTTAACGTCGTCCAGCATCGTCCCCGCCCCGATTACTACCACGGGGCCTTCCTTGCCGTCAGCGGTCTTCAGGAGCTTCAGGAGCCGCGGAATCATAATCGGCACCGGACGCGTCGAAGTGGCGTTTTTGTTCTGCTTCTTGTTCACTTCCCCGTCAGG